GACGAAATTATACGCCGCCTTGAATCAACAAACAGTCGCCTAGACAAAGAGCAGATTCTTGAAGCTGCTGTTGACGAAGGTTTGGAAGAATTCTTTCGAGGTGTTTGCCTTGCTCTTAATCCTCTAAACACTTTTTATATTAAAAAAGTGCCTTTCAAAGCAGAAGCAGAAGGACAGGGTCTGCCTTGGGAAGCATTTCTTAAACTGCAAGGTCAGTTAGTTGCTCGCGAACTCACAGGACACGACGCCAGAGACGCTGTGCAATTAGCCTGTGACGTAGCAACTCAACAGCAGTGGAATGACTGGTATCGTAGAATTCTGCAGAAAGATTTGAAATGCGGTGTATCAGAAAAGACTGTGAACAAGGTATGTAAACGGAAAGGTGTGCCTCACTGGGGTGTACCTGTGTTTTCCTGCCAGCTTGCACACGATGCAGCAAATCACGAAAAGAAAGTCACAGGCAAGAAACAAGTGGAGATCAAGTTAGACGGAGTTAGGGTTATTACCATGATAACTCATGATGCTTCGGAACTTGGCTGGAAAGTAGAAATGTTTTCACGCAACGGCAAGCGTTTTGAAAACTTTGGTCACATCGAACGAGAGATTGAAGCAGTCATAGCAGAGTATCCTCCTCCTTATCCGCTCATGCTAGACGGCGAAGTAATGAGTGCTAACTTTCAGGACCTCATGAAGCAGGTGCATAGAAAGGAAAATGTAGCAGCAGACGACGCTGTGCTACACCTTTTTGATACTGTTCCTTACAACTCGTGGCGGAACGGTGGCTGGGACAAGCCACAGCATTTTCGTTCTGAAATCACTCGGGCCTGGGTAGAAGATCATCAAGATCTCTTAGAGCACGTAAAAGCACTAGATTGGGAAACTGTAGACTTAGACACTCCTGAGGGAAGATCTCGCTTTGTAGAGCTTAACAGAACGGCTGTAGACGGCGGATTTGAAGGGTTGATGATTAAAGATCCTGAAGCACCTTACGAAAACAAGCGAACACATAGTTGGCTAAAGCAGAAACCGTTTATCGAAGTATCACTTCAGATAGACGAAGTAGAACAAGGAACAGGAAGAAATGAAGGCAGATTGGGAGCTTTCGTATGCTCCGGCGTTGAAGAGGATAAGTCAATACGAGTCAATGTTGGATCTGGTTTTACAGATAGACAGCGAACGGAGTTTTGGCAGAATAAAGAGCAACTCCCAGGATCGATTGTGGAAGTTAGAGCAGATGCTATTACAAGCAATCAAGACGGAACGTTCTCGCTTAGGTTCCCCCGATTCAAAACTTTCCGCGGATTTGAGGCAGAGGAGAAGATATAATGGATGATGCCTCTAGATACAGGCCACGTTGCGCGTTTCAAAAGCGAGAGAGATATGATGATTTTCACACTTACTTGGAGTTAACATGTTTGGAGAATTAATAAAGTCGCTTGCAAAGACAAAAGCAAAAACAAAACAAATACAAGAATACGAACTGACAGCACACGATCTTGAACTACAGGACATTTGGGACAGTCTCGATCCAGAGCTCAAAGACTTTGCAAAAGCAACTCGCAGTCTAGGCTTGGGTTACAATCTTAATGTTCGTTTTAATGAAAGAGGCATGGCAGAGTTAGTTCACCAGTTAGCAGAAATTGGCTACGAAATTAAAAAGAAGGAGAATACGTAATGAATATTATGCAGGCCTATGATGAAGTATGGCAGAGTCTTAAAAATATCAATCAAAAAGGTGTGAAGTTTTCTGTGCGACCTAGTCACTCGAGGCATATTGAATCAACCCTTAGCGAGTATGACAATCGAACCGACAGGCTGCTTAGATGTTATTGGAGTCATGTAGAGTTCGCAGTATCTTCAGAAGAAGACACTGACGTACTTCGAGAAGAAGAGGTGCGTTTATCTGCCCTTAATATTGCGTTTGATACCGGCGGTTGTGGTGGTATAAGAGACTGGGAAATTGACTGGAGTCTACATATTGCAGAAGACGAAGATATTGACGCTATGGAAGAAGGTAGGAGAACGGTAAAAGACTCTCTGGATTCTATGGAGTGTGTTCAAAACGATTGACTCTTGATCTTTCGAGACTATATAATGACTGTACATTGTTAGATACAGGAGATAATTGATGGCTGCTAAAAAGACAGCAAAGCGAGCAAAGACTGCAAAGAATGTAAAGACTCCCAGAAGCAAACTGAAGCACCCAAGCTGGGAAGGATGGGCAGACTGGCCCCCTCAAGAGTATTCGAAAGCAATCGAAGTTGCAAGAGAATTCTATTATCTCAATTTCAAGCATTCCGATCTGCTTGCTAACGTATGGGCATGGATGAAGGACAACGGATATACTCAAAAGCAGATCAAGCAAGCAAAGGCTGCTACAGGAGCAGATGCTGTATCTCCCAGTCTTGCAGTATTTGCCACTCTGCTGCAGAAGGGAATGCCTGACTATAACGAAGCATATGCAGAGTACTGGGAAGCATTGCCGGGAACAATGGGCACAATGCGTCCGTTTTCGGAACGCATTAAAGAAAAGCTAGCGGATTCTATCAAGGCAGGCGAAAGCAAGGTAGAACAGGAAAAACAGGAAGAAAAGACCGCACAAAGCAGTCGCAAGCCGTCGATTCAGGATCTTCTGCATGAGCAGAGTCTGCAGATGTGTGAAAAAATTGACGAGTGGTTAGATAGTTTTGACCACAATCCTAAAGGATTCGACCCTAAAGGATTTGATTTCAAAAAGCATTTTGAATTGATGAAGACCACACAAGCCCATGCTCGGAAAATTATCAAATTCTATCAGCCTGAACTAGATGAATGGCGTGTAGTTTCTGATCCTCCTTCTTCAGCAGAAAAGAAAAAGCTGTCAGAAACTGAATCTGACCAGTGGGATCAGATCAGGGAAGCATACAGTCACATCAAAAAGTCAGAATTTAAGAAGATTATTTCTGCACTGGAAAACCTGCTTGAAGCCTGTGACTTTGTGATCGAAAGTTCCAAAGCCACTCGAAAAACAAGGAAGCCAAAGATCAAGCCGGCTGCTAAAATTGTGGAAAAAGTCAAGTACAAAAAAACAGACGAAAAGTATAAGTTGGCTTCGGTGGATCCTGCGAATATAGTAGGTGCCGCTACTCTGTGGGTTTTCAACACAAAGACACGCAAACTTGGAAAGTATGTTGCTGCAGAAGTTGATCCTACTGGTGCCGATCGAGCAGGATCTGGACTCAGTGTTAAAGGCACTACTGTGACCGGCTTTGACGAAAGTCTAAGTATTCAAAAGACCATTCGCAAGCCAGAAGAAGTATTAAAACAGTTCAAATCAGCAGGCAAGGTCAAACTACGCAAGTTTCTTGACGAAATCAATACCACTGATACTAAGCTGAATGGGAGGCTGAATCCTGATACAATTCTTCTCAAGGTAACCTGATAAATATCAAAAAGCAAAACTTTCCAGATATTGTGAAAATAAACGAAATAAAACAAATTAAAAAAATTGATACTCTTATTAGGAATTTTCAGAAAAAATACCCGCAAATTATTGCGTCCGGGTGCTATAGGAACTATTGTGAATTACCAGCAGAAGAGTTTCAAGAATTTGGAAAGCGGCACGGGTTTGATATAGAAAAAGTTTATGGTGATTTTCTAATTGATAATCCAGAGTTTGCACAATCTGATTTTACCGACATAGAACTTTCCAACATGAAAATCAATGGGCTAAATCCAAAAAGCAAAAAAGACAGAATTCGATTTGCTGAAAAAAACAATCTAATCGATGAGTTAAAGAAAGTGCCGCATTTCTGGAATGAATATCAGGGCAAAATTATAGACTTTACAGGTCATTCACAGTTTGTAGAAACAGGACTTGCTGCTGATACAAATGACAATCGATATAAAAAAGATTGACTGTTAGGTCATTATGTTTGTGTGACTCCTGATAAATATATTATGACCAGGATGCTATAATGTCAGACATAAAAAGAAGCCTAGAAAATCTTGCAGATGCTCTATCCCGAATAGAAAATAAACCTGCCCCTCGTGCAGAAATAAAAGACAGAGAACTGTCCGGTAACAAGATACACGGGGGCAAAATTACTAGGTTTGCTTCCACTGGCATTGTGGACGAGTCCGGTGTTCCAGTTCTTGCAGTAAAAAATGATGGTATACATGTTGCTTCTGCTCATATTGATACCATAGAGTCTGACATCACAGTCCAAAAAGATTTAGAAGTCAAAGGAGTCCTTACTGCTTCTAGATTATGTGTAGATGAAATTTCTGCAAATATAAAACACGAAAAAACAACGCCTCTGGAATTCAGAGGAGAAGACAGCCCTGCTTACAATAAGGGACTGATATGGACGTCATCCAAAACAACCAAACAATTTGTTCTGCATAGCAATCCTGATCGACTGTTTTCTTCGGAAAGCATAGACTTGCATCGTGATCAAAGCTACATGATAGATAGATCTGTGGTTTTATCCAAAACCAGTCTAGGTAATGATATAATAGACAGCAACCTAAAAAAGTTAGGTACCCTTAGACAATTAAATGTTTCAGGGAATGTAGATATAGACGGAATAGTAAAGTATCATGCGGACACAGAACAATTAAGTATAGGTTGCGATGATCCAAAAGGCATACTTTCTTTAGAAAGCTTAGACCATCAATTTGTTATAGACGCAGATGTCAAAGACTGGAAAATGGGTACTTGGACTACAGCAGATCTGCATATCATAACAGACGATACTCCTCGTATATCTATCAGCCAAGCAGGCACTACCACCGTACATAGCAAAAGTGTTTTTCAGGAAAGTGTTGGAATCAAGTCTAAAAACCCTCTGCCTGACGTGGATCTTACTGTTGCAGGTGCTGTGAGATTTCAAAACAAAAAACAGGAAGTCCGAAACGGTGTTCCTGAGACAGGTGCATACTCCAAAGGCGATATTGTGTGGAATGATGATCCAAAGTCAGGAAGCTATATAGGTTGGGTGTGTGTAAGAGAAGGAACACCCGGAACCTGGCGACCATTTGGCCAAATTGCCAATTAAAATAATATATATATTTTCCCTGTGCCACTGTAAATACTACAGTTGAGGGAGATTCTGAGGTGCAAAACCACTACGACAAAACAAAACAAGAAGTAAAATACTGGCAATATGCTGCATGGACACTACCATTTGTGGCCTTGGCTATCATTGCTGTTACCTATTTTGTAGGCTGGCATACATGGTATGCTATATCAGTAACAAGCACAGTGGTTGTTTTTTTTAGTGTGGCAGTTTTTTGGTGGTGGTGGGCACTGGATAAAACTGTTTTGATTTTTAAGAGCTTTGAAGAAATTGCACGATCTTTTGGTTTAATACAAAAAGAAATAAGCGAAACAAAAAATGAACTACAAAAAAGCCATAGTGATAGGGAACGGAGAAAGCAGGACTAGCATCGATCTTGAAAAAATTTCTTCATTTGTTATAGGCTGTAATGCCATTGTAAGAGATTTATCCGTTGACCAGGTTGTTTGTGTAGACAAAAAGATACTGAAAGAAGTAGCAACAGCAGCAACAAGCACTACTGAAATCTTTACATCACAAAGACTGCAATCGTATGTAAAAAGAACAACTCGACCTCTTCCTTCTTTGCCTTACGCTGGAACAACTAGACCAGACGATCCTACACACTGGGGGAGCGGTCCTTATGCTGTTCTTCTTGGGGCTTTACAATTTTTCCAAGTTGAATTAATAGGGTTTGATCTCTACGGCAACAATAAATTTATCAACAATGTATATAAAGGCTCTAATAATTATGATGCTGACACACATAGAGCAGTAGATCCAAGATACTGGATTCATCAAATCGGTCGAGTTTTCGAATGCTTCTCTCAAACTGAATTCGTCATTTATCAAACGCCTGATTGGCAATTGCCTGAAAAATGGAATTGTGTCAATGTTTCAGTTGACAAGATAAGTAATTTCACATACAATTAACATTGTGGACTTTGACGCTCACCCCACTTTAAATATTCTGCGTGTCTATTTACAAAGGAGAAAATAGATGGCAATCGAAATTAAATCAACAAAACGTTTTAAATATCTTCCCTGTGGTCATGCACAGTATTTTGATCAAGAACCAGACGGATCGCCCGGTGAATGTGCCTCAATTCACGGGTATGATAGAGAAATAGAATTCACCTTCGCAGGAGAAATTGACGAGCATGGCTGGATAGTTCCTTTTGGTGAACTAAAACCTATCAAAAATTTCCTTGAGTATTACTTTGATCATGTAACGGTACTTCCTGCAGATGATCCTCGACTAGAAGTTATTACCAAAGAACTTACAGTTCCTGGTGGACTATTAGGTACAGTTCGTATTCTTCCTTCAGGGGTGTCAATGGAGATGAGTTCGTTATTTATTTGGGAGCATGTTAATGCTTATGTATACGAAGTTACACAAGGCCGTTGCTATGTAGAGCGGGTAGAAGTATTCGAGCATGATAGGAACGCAGGACAGGTCGTTGTTGACAGCGACACAGCCCGGTCTGCAGCAGAGAAAACAGTAGCAGAAGGTAAACTGTTGCCTTGCGAATCACACTGGGCATGGGAAGCACCTAGAGACGCAGTTTCTCGCCTTCAAGGGTGACGTTTGGCTAAAGTAGATAAAAGCCAATATTCTAAGGCAGAATGGCAAAAAATACGAAAGCAGAGAAGACAAGAAAAATCTGCAAAACAAGCAGAAGATTCTTACTCTTCTCCGTTTCCTTCCCAATATAACATAGTCTGTGTTAAACACGGTAAAAAATATTCTGCAGAGTATGTGAACACTTTGTACAGAATGTGTAAAAGAAATTGCACACTCGACTTTGAATTTGTTTGTCTAACAGACGACACAAAAGGACTAGACGAAAAAATAAGAACCGTTGCATTGCCTGTTGATCTGAAAGGATGGTGGGCAAAGCCTTATGTTTTCTCAAACAATCTTGGCCTTGAAGGTGTTATTCTTTACATGGATCTTGATGTTGTTATAGCCGGCAACATAGACAAACTGTTTACTCACTCTCCCTATCAATGGTTCATTATCAGAGACTTTACACGAGCGATGAGGCCGAATTGGCAGAAATACAATTCCAGTGTTATAAGATTTAATGCAGGTCAGCTAGACCATCTATGGCAAGACTTTAAACACAATCAAATAATGTACCAAAAAAAATTCTTTGGCGATCAAGATTGGTTATATCATGTTTCCGACCCCAAGCCTCAATTTTGGCCAGACAGTTGGATACTGAGCTGGAAATGGGAAGTCAGAAAAAGCAAACAGTTCGACAAAGGCGGACGTAGAGGATTTAGAAAATTCCGCGATGTTGAGAATGTTACTCCAAGACCAGAATGCTGTGTAACTGTGTTTCATGGTGATCCTAACCCAGAACTAGTAGAAGATCCCTGGGTAGTGAATAATTGGAGATAGTGTTGCTTTTTGCGTGGAAAGAGTTTATAATTAACTATGTTTAATCAATCAGTACATCGTCTGGGTTTTGCTTGTAAATTCCTAGATCCAGACCAAGCACAAAATAAAAAACTTCTGGAACAGTCTCAGAGGCCGCTAAACACAAGAGGAACCACAGTAGCCTGGCTTAACAGGCAAACTGTGGAAGATGCAGAACAGAGACTGTGGGACTTGATGGTTCACAATATTGAATCATACAAGAAGCTGATTACATATGCAGGCAATTTGCCTAAAAACCTCAGAATGGTTCGATTGGGCAGCGATTGTCTTCCTGTATATACAGAACCCACCTGGCGTTATTTTTGGAAAAAAAGCGATGTTCGACGATACTGCGAAACACACTTTGCCGAAGTAGGCGAAACTGCTCGAAATCTTGATGTTCGCTTGTCAATGCATCCTGGCCAATTCTGTGTACTAGCTTCGGATAATCCTGACATTGTAACCCGGTCTATAGAAGAATTTGAATATCATGCAGACATGATTCGCTGGATGGGATACGGCGTGTGTTTTCAGGATTTCAAATGTAATGTTCACATTTCAGGCAGACAAGGACCTCTGGGTATCCGACGAGCATTGTCTCAGTTGTCCCCAGAAGCACGAAACTGCATCACTATAGAGAACGATGAGATGTCTTGGGGCCTGGATGCTTCTCTTGAACTTGTTGATGACGTTGCTTTGGTCCTAGACATCCATCATCATTATATCAAAACCGGTGAATACATTACACCAGCAGACGATAGATTCAGCCAAATCATAGACAGTTGGCGAGGCGTTAGACCTGCAATACACTACAGTGTGTCTAGAGAAGACCTATTGGGCTGGCATGATGCAAGTCGCAAGCCCGAACTTGATTCTTTGCTTGAACAGGGTTATAAGAAACAAAAGCTAAGAGCACATTCTGATTATATGTGGAACAGTGCCTGCAACGACTGGGCTTTGGAGTTTTTACCGTACAGTGATATAATGTGCGAAAGCAAAATGAAAAATCTTGCCACAATAGATTTACATGATTACTGGAAGAGATTGAGAATCAAAGCCGCCTAATAAATATTTCAAGGAGAACACAATGAGTTTTTTATCACGAATGTACAACACCGGCGTTACTGCAAAGACGCAACCGGAGTCTACAAAAAATCCCAACAGAGTTGCCGGAGGTTTGAGAGCACAAGGCGTGGATACTTTAAGTATACTCGGGGAAGACGGGCAAGAAAGGAAGATTCCCACACATCGATATGTTGCTAGCCTCGAAGAACAAATCAAAAAACAACGGGCGGCAATCGATGTTTTAGAAAGAAAGCTCGCCCGTTTAGAAAGTGCACAACAGCAAATTTCAGCAAGATTTAGCCGTTAATTACTTTTACAATATCTGCCTTTTTCATACTGCTGTTTACTTTAATGCCTTTTTGCTTGGCATACTCTAGTAGTTGAGTTTTTGTCATTCCACTTAGATCCGCTGCTTTTTTTACCGGCTTGTCTTTCTTAGCCTTTACTGGCTGCGGTTTCTGCTTTGCCTGCAGAACAACAGGTTCCTCCTTACCAAAGAATAGATCTTTTAACCATTCAAGCATGTCTTAAGTCTCCTTTTTACAAGCATTATTTACATAAATACTAAAAAGGTGCTTACAAAATGAAACGATTAACACTGGATAGAATAACTGGTAAGAGAGCAGACAACAAGAATGATTATCTGCAGATTAAGCCGGAACACCCTGATAATCTAGCAGAAGTTGAACGCCCTAAGCCTGTTCGTTCTACAAAGAAACACAGGAACGTAAAAAATGGAAAATGGCATTACTAGATTAAAACAGTGGGCAATTCAAAGAATACAAGAAAGAACCACACTTGACGGTATAATACTAATTGCAGCAGGAGTGACATATTTGATCTTTAAGCCTATTGCTTCCGTAGTTGCCTATGGTGCAATTCTGTACGGACTTTACACAATATTAAGATCGGACTAAAGGCTGCTGATCGGCCTGCTTGAGCTTGCTGTCATACTCCACATCTTTCTCTTCTCAGCACCTCTTTTCTGAGCAAATTTTTTTGAATCACATTTATCACACACATGAAACACATTATTGTTTAATCGATTTGGATCCATTTTGCTGCGTTCTCTAGTAAATTCAGTGCCGCAGCAGTCACACCTAAGCTTCGCTAGACTGTAATTCCTTGTGTATTCGTGAATCTTTCCCAATTTGCTTGATCTGGTGTGCCTGGATGATTTTGTAATTTCGCCTAGATACATAAGTATATTTACATTAAGGTTATAAAATTTCTCGATAAATACTACAGGAGCAAGCAATGGCAATTACCTTAACCGAAGCAGCACACAATCATATAGAACAAATTTGTGAAAAAAATCCAAATCAATTGGTGTGTCTCAGCCTAAAAGGAGGCGGTTGTGCAGGTTTTGAATACAAGTGGAGCATGATTGATCATAATCAAACAAACGAAAATGATAAAATTATTGGTTCTTTGGTTATAATAGAACATGCCCTTCCTTTTTTAGAGGACGTAGAAATAGATTTTGTGTCAGAAATGCTTGGAACAAAGCTGGTAATTAACAACCCTAATGTAAAATCTGCATGTGGTTGCGGCGAAAGTATAGGATTTTAACGGAGCACTAAATGGCTAGAAGAGAAATTGACATCGGCGTTGAAGGCAACGACGGAACTGGCGATTCTATTAGAGAAAGTTTTAGAAAAACCAACGAAAACTTTCAACAACTTTTTGCAGTATTTGGCGAAGGAGGCCAGATTGATTTTACAGCACTGTCTGACACTCCAGACGAGCTGACTCCAAACACAATTCCGCTAGTAGATCCTTCAGGAAATTTACTAAACCTAGTAGAACTAGCTTCTAACAGTGCCATCGATCCAAATGCTATAGACACTATTACCTTTGATACCAGTCTGGAAGGAAAGCTAATCATAAGCACTGCTTTTAGAAGATTGTCTGACGACACTTCTCCTACGCTGGGAGGTCCTTTAAACACAAATAACAGAGGTATTGCTAAAGTAGCAATTTCTCAATCTGCTGTAAACGAATTTAATACCAGATATAACGAATCTATCACCATCGACGATCTTGTTATTACAAAAGGATTTGCTGATTCAAGATATGTGTCGGGCGAAATTCCAATAAGGGTTGACAAGGAACCAGAAGATAGAAGCGCCTTTATTAAGATTATAGACAGTTATAATAACGGCAACCTTGTCATACCTTCTCATGGATTTACTAGACTAATTAACGGCAGCGAATTCGAATTCAGTTCTCGATTTGAAGATCCTCAAGGATTGACCTCTGGACAGACATATTTTTTGCGTTTTGTAGATGCGGACGAACTAGCTGTTTATAGCAATAGGGCTGATGCTGTTACAGGCGACGCCTCAGTTGCTGAAAACAACAAGATATTTGTAAGTGGTGTAATTGATTTACAAGACGAGCACGAGATAACTGATACTTCTTTCAACTTCGACCTACAAGGAAATTTTCCAGAAGATGTAGCTTTGCCTCGAGAAAGTATAACAAGACGGCAAGGAGACAGAATGGAGGGGCCTCTTTTGTTGCATGACCATCCAGGAGACCTTGCTGGCTCGGGAGAGGTTTTTGGATCAGACGATTTGCAAGCGGCAACAAAATTTTACGCAGATAATTCAACTTTCGTAAGCACGGAAAACATTTATGTTGCTACTTCGGGCGACGACAGCATGGAAGGTGTTCCGCGAGGATCAGAAGGCAGGGCATTTAATTATGCTTTCAGGACGATTAACGCTGCTGCTGTAAAAGCTGAAGAAATTATAAGAACCAGCCCTCCTGAACCAGGCCCTTATTTCCAAACTGTAACAACAAATAATGGCAACCTAGAAAGCGAAATTACCACTGCAGGAATTGTCAACCCTCAGTTTGGCCAAACAAGAAAACTACTGCAAATTAACGAAGATTACATTGCAGCAGAATTTATAAACTATATTAAATTTGAATTTCCT